TTAAGTTTTTTTACTGCAATGTATTAGTTATGATTTTGAAATTAAATGAGACTGTATGAGAAATTAAATGAGACTGTGGGAAAAGGGCAGATTTTGAAATTAAATGAGACTGTATGAGAAATTAAATGAGACTGTATGAGAAATTAAATGAGACTGTGGGGGGGGGGGGGGTGCTAATAACACCTCCCCATAATTATTTTTTTAAATTTTCATAATATCTTACTTTATATTAAAATATTTTTTTAGTGCGGCATTGTATAGATTATCCCATTTTTTATAAAACAAGAATATGGTTTATTACCATCAAGATAGAAAAAATGGCATTCATCGATTAAATCGTTTATTTTTGGCATTGAGGTAAACACACCAAGATATAAATCTGATTTCAACAAGGTCATTTCAATATTATAAAAACCAAAAAAACAAGGTATTTGTGGTTCGTATGAAAATGACGGAGGACCATTAAAAAATGAACCAGTAATAGAAAAAAAATGATTAGTCGCAGATGTTTCCCTTCCAATATCAGCAACTCTAAGTTTAGCTTCGGAATATAAAAAAAAAGCATATCGACCCGGATTTAAAAATACAAGATCTTTTAACACAACTCGATTAGCACCATAAGAAGCCTCTATGTCAGTACCGTAAACCCCTTGAGTTGTTGAATCATCAATATATTGGTAAATTTCAAATCTTACATTGCTTTCACCTTGAATATAAAGGTCAAACTGTCTTAAGATCATTGGTTTGCGGACAATAACCTGAATACCTCCGTTATTTTCCTCAATTATAAAACCTTCAGTTAATGCACCAAAAACAGGGTTAACTGTGGGAGCATGTGGGTCATACCAATCATTAGGATCTGCTGTGTCGGTTATTTTATGCCACATTAGTCTTCCTTCCAGACATAGATTTTCTTATTCATTGAGACCATTTCCCCATGAGATCCGGTAGTTGGCAGAGTCGCGTAATCCCGAATTAGATCGTTGGTTTTAAGTTCAATATCTCCTGATAAATACTTTTCGTTAATCTTTGTTGAAGTATCAACCTTGCCCGCGAGAGCAGAGGTAAGACCAGTGATTTTACTTTGCTCAAGGTTTGGTATTCTTGCTGCATTAAATGACCCGCTTGTTATCTTACTTGCATCAAGAGCCGGTATATCTGCAGCAGCAGGTGTCCAGTTACTTGCACGAGCACCGACATCTGAAGCAGAAAGTGAAACATCTGCTGTTAAAGGCTTTCCGTTAATCTTTGTTGAAGTATCAACCTTGCCCGCGAGAGCAGTGGCAAGACCAGTGATTTTACTTAGCTCAAGGTTTGGTATTCTTGCTGCATTAAATGACCCGCTTGTTATCTTACTTGCATCAAGAGCCGGTATATCTGCAGCAGCAGGTGTCCAGCTACCTGCACGAGCACCGACATCTGAAGCATTTAAAGTAACATCAGCAGTAAGTGCTTTACCGTTAATTTTCCTACCGGTTGAAACCTTACCTGCTAAATCAGTAGTTAAATTTGTTATCTTTGATTGTGAAAGCTCTGGTATTCTTTCTGCATTAAATGACCCGCCTGTTATCTTACTTGCATCAAGAGCCGGTATATCTGCAGCTACGAGTGAACCTTTTAATGCAAGTGAACCAAGCCCGTCAACTCTTGAGTTAGGTATATTTTGAGCTACTTTTCCGTTTCCATCCAATTCGGCTAAACCGCCGGCTGCTCCTCTTAGTCCTTCGTCTAATACTTCTCTCCATCGTCCTGCCATTATGCCTCCTTATTTTTTTGAAGTTCTTGAACCAACAAAATCGCTCCTTCAGTTTTGAGGATTCGTTTTGACAGTTCGGTTTTTTGTTTTTTAAGTTCGTTATAGTTTTGTATTAACATTTTGTAAGTTTCTGAAAGATTTAGATTATCAGGCTGGTGATTCGTTTTTAACTCACACTCATTTTGTTCGTTGCAAGTCATGTCCGGATGTTGTTTTTTTTCTTTTTTCATTAGTTTTCTTCCTTTACATATATATATGTTTTACCGTTTTTTTTAAAAAGTTGTCCGGGTGTCGGATTAGCAGGAAACTCTTCTCCGCTTAAGATTAGGTTATTGTCTTTAATGCCGAGATTTTCTTTGTTTTGCACAGTCACAGGCTTAATAAAGGCAACATCCATATCATTGGAAACTACCGGTGGGGTTTGATTGTTAAATATTTTAGATATGTGAATATTGTGGGTTTTTTGGTGTTTTTGTACCAAGTCTAAAAGATTCATAAAATACTCCTTATTTAATTATTTAATTGTCCTTGTAAAAAGGCAATTTTGTAAGCGAGAGTGTTGGATGAGTGTAACTTATTGGCGATAGCCTGCAACGAGTCATCATCTTGAGCCAGTGCGTTTAAGATGTTTGGTATAGTAAGTAGCTGCATATAATCTATAACCATGTTTTCAAAATCAGAGTTAACATGTTGAAATGTATGCGAATATATTGCGGATTTACTAGTTTCTCCGGAGAAAACCAGTATTTTGATTTGGACAGTAGTATTGTTACCAATATTTAGGGCATTCTCGTGAATAAAAAAGGAACTAGATGAACTAAGTGCATCAAAAATAATAGAACCCTCAAAAATAACAACAATTCCTATATATGAGATTCTTATTACCGGTTGTGATGATACATTGATTCTAATACCTCCCGGGCGGTTAACAATCGAAGCAGAAATACTTACACCATCAAGATTTGGTACTAATAAGTCTAAGGTATTGTTGATTGTTGATAAATCTTCTTCTATGGAGGTAACCCTGCTTTGTAAACTTGCTATAGGCACAGCATAATCCGTATGAGCATGATTTGCATTTGCTTTAGTTGTGTTTAAGTTATCTAGGGCATCCTGTACATTATTAGCGGGTCCCTGTGATGCAATTTGATTAGCTGAGTGAGCATGATTTGCATTTGCTTTAGTTGTGTTTAAGTTATCTAGGGCATCCTGTACATTATTAGCGGGTCCCTGTGATGCAATTTGATCAGCTGAGTGGGCATGAGTAGAAATATTATCGGCATTTGCTTTAAGTATTTGGTCAATAGTATCAAAATTTGAGTTAATTGGGTCAGCCCATCCGTTTGAGTTTTCAGTGGGTTTATTGAGGGAATAGTTAGTGGTTTGATTCATTAATAGCTCCTTAAATATCTATACCAAAAGGGTAATCAGATTGATTTAGAAAGTTAATTATTTTCATAGCGTGTTGATAGTAAAAGTTTTGTTTTCTTTGGATGTCTGATTCGGAGATGAGTTGTTGAGCTTGTTCACCGAGTCCTATTTGTTTCGTCATACCCTGATTTCCCGTAATGACAGAGATTTGAGGGAGTAAGAAATAGGCAGTCATATATTTATGAGCTGATTTGATATCAGGGATATTATCATCATTTGTGTCTATATCATATTTAGCGAGGTAATTAGAAGCTTCGGTAATAGCTTCGGTAATGATATCTTCTTTTAAATTTCCAAGATTAAGGAATTTTTTAATTTCTTCAGTGGTCATAAGTCCTCCAGTTTTCAAAGTTAAGAGCATATTTTGATACTTTAAGTTCATCTGCATTGATAATCATTCGGGTTGATTCCATACTGATGATAGATTTAGCGTTATATGCTTCTAATTTATTGAGGATATTCAGTGCATTATTGAGATGGTCATCATTATTGATATAGTAGAGGTTTATATTGACTTTATACAGGTTTTTGTGTAAAGACAGGCTTGATAATCGTTCTAAGGCTTCGAGTTCGTAAATTATTATGTTATTATAATCGGATATATCGTCATCAATGTCGTAAAAATTATCAATATCCGTATTAAAGATTTTTTGAATTTCGTTGTAATATGGTTTCATCAAACTCTCCTCATCAAGTCAGAAATAGAGTCTTGAGGGATATTGTATTCAACGGGTATAAATGAAAAATATGTAGAGACAGGGCATGCCCTGTCTCTACGACGATTAATAGCGTCTGTACTAAATATCTTATATTTTTTATTAAGTTCGTCAAAGAGTCCTGAAATAATATTTTGTTTTGGTGCGATAACGGCTTTATTGAATATGTCCATTTGTCCTGCAGTTTCACCACCTCCGCCGAGTTGTGATTGATTTACAATGCTGATCATTCGTGGTGGTACGCCGTGGCAGGCAATAATATCTGTAATAGTTTGGGTTAGGAGTTTCATAAAAGAAGCGTCTTGAGAATCGGATTGCAGTTTTTCAAACTTCACTGTCATACCTTCATTTACCGGTAAAAAGAGCACCTTATGAGCGTTTTCATAGCCTTGAAACTTATCACGAAAAAATCTTTGAATGGTGTATTTCGCAGTTTCGGACATATCGCCACCGGTTACGACAATAGCCATATCAGGTATAGCGTTATTTGCAAAGAATTTTTCATTATATGTTATAATTTTATCATACAGTGACATAGGTTTTAAGGCAGGCAAATAGTCCGGGGCACCGTAAATAGTAGAAAGTGGAGTAGAGTATTTAAAGTGAAATATTTGATCAGAATCAAAGTCAACGGTGCTTGTTCCAACTGTTTGTTGATAGCCTGTTTTGGTGAGTTTCATAGTCTGGGCGGGGATGTGAAAGATCTGTAGAGACGCAAGATTTTGCGTCTGTACTATTTCCCAGAATGCATTGCCATATATTTCAAGGTCTTGTATGGTTTTGTACAGGATATTTATAGCTGAGTCTGTTGGGGTAACTTCATCCAGTTTTTTCATAACAGAGTCTTCAAATCCGTTTCCGAGGATATTCATAGTTTTAATGCAAATACATTGATTATGATATGGATTACTGATAAAGGCGTTAGTCATATCGTCAACATTAAAAGGGTATTCCCATGACAGTTTGTTATCTTTTGAGTTTTTCATTAATTTTTGAGTATGTTTTGTAATGATAGAGCATATATTCATTGTTTTATCCTTTAGAAGCCGTAACAGGCTCCGTAGTTATTACCGTATGAATAGAGGTGTGAAAAATCAATATAGTTTTCTTCTTTATATATAGATGAAAGGCTAAATTTAATCAGGTCCGGATATTTTCTTGCATCGTTTTTGATAATTGGGAGATCTATATTGCTTATTTTTCGTTGAATTGTAGTGTTATCGACAGTGGTTTCAATGTAAAAAACAGCGTCATTTGAGAGGAAGTCAATCAATCGAGTTACGCTTTGGGTTTCTGTTGAGCATGGTACTGAGCAGATGAAATCATCTTGCCGATAAGGTTTTCTTTTAATTATAATAGAGGGGTCTATGGCGTTTTTCTTTTCAACTTTATATTTAAGTTGTGGAGTATAATCAACGATAGCGTTAGGAAATTGCATAATTTCAGGTATCCCTTCGCCAATTTTGATTATTTTTAAATCCATATTTTCTCCTTAATAATTTATTATATCTAAGGACATTATTAATCAACCCTTGTAAACAGTCAAAAACTTTAATGCTATATGTGCTATATATCGCTAAAGATTTTGACGGATTTTAAGTTTTTTGTTTTAATGACCTAAAATAAAGGAGGATCACAATGGCAAAACTCACAAATCTCGAAGTGTCGTTTATCAGCCTGGTCAAAAACCCTGCTAATAAAAAGGACATTGTAGCCAAAGCATCAAACACATTTAATATGTCAAAACCCATCACAATCAAAAAAAGCAGTCCCCAGGGCTTGATTTACGGATGTGTTTATGAGGCGGATAAGCTCGATGCCCAGGGCGATTGGGCAGATATGGACACTATCCGTAAAGCAGCACATGACTTTGTAGAAAAGGGACTTAGTGCTAATATCGACATAGATCACAACGAAAACAAATCAGGTGCTATCCTCGTCGAGTCATACACCACAGACAAAGAATGGAATGTCGTAATCAAATGCAACCCACAATCAGAAATCTTTAGTAAGCTCCAAAAAGGAGAATATCAGGGACTCAGTATGATGGGGACAGCAATCAAAAAAGATGAAACACTACAAACTCAAAACAACAATCAATCCGATAATGCTGACCTGCAAAAACAGGTGGAAATCCTGACAAAATCCCTCAAAGAACTCACAGATATCGTCAAAGAAATCCCACGAAGCAGACAAATCGAATTTGATAAAGATGGTAATATTATCACTAAGGGCTCTTCATCCGATGGCGAAGTCTTTAGCGAATTTCAAATGTTGGAGGTATAAATATGGGAACATTACAAAAAAAATCGGCAGACAAGTTTATTGAATTAATGGTGGAAAGTACTCCGCTTTTAAAACTTATCAGCTTTACCACAATGAGCGATCCAATCAGTAGCTATCCGCTATTGACTCTCAGCAGATACAAGACCAGACCAATCGGCAGAAACACAGTAGCTTCCCTGCAAAATGTCGGCGATATCATGATAAACTTTAATGCAAAAGAGGTTGTTTTGCCCCTTGTAATCCCTGATTCTTACATCGAAGATATGGAGTCAAGTCATGAAAAAGTAGCAAATTACATCGCTAAAGTATTTGGTATGGATATGCAGTATCTCTTTATCAACGGTGATATGGATGCCACAGGCAGCGATGACAAAACCTCACTCAGAAAAGCCCTTAACGGTATCACTAAACAAATAGCAACTGCAGGAAAAACCGTCGATTACCCTACCGCTGCCACAGAACTCGAAAAAATAAAAATCTTAGTCAAAGCACTCCCTGAAACAACCCTGGCTGATCCTGATCTTAAAATCCTTATAGGCTCCGGTGCATACACTTCTTTATGGGATGAAATAGCTAATAATTCAGACTCTAAGGCACTTCTTATGCAAAACGGCGTAATCAAATACAGAGGCAAAGAAGTCATTGAAATCCCAGAATTAAGCAAAATCACAATTATTAATCCGGGACATATTGCCGGTGGTATCTGCAGAGATATTAGTATCGAAAAACAGAGATATCCGGAAGCAAGAGGTTCTAAAGTCGTATGCTCCGCAAGAGTAGATTTTCAGGTAGTAACAGAAGCTTGCCTAATGGAAGGCGATGCGGAATAAAGGAGAAAAAATGAAAAATAGTTTAAAATGGCTCTTAATGGTGATTTTCAGAGTACTTAATGCAGAAGCAGTTGTAGATTTAATCATAAAATTACTCAGAGAGTTAGCAAGTAAAACAGAGAACAAGGTTGACGATGCAGCAGTAGAGATTATTGCTGAAATACTATACAGTGCTTTTGGATCCGACTCAAAAGAAAAGCTGGCTCATCTTGACGAACAATTCGGGTAGAGACGCAAAATTTTGCGTCTGTACAACAAAATAAAGGAGGGATAAATGACAATCTCAAAAATAACCTTTCCGAGTGGTGTGGCAGAGTTCTCTGAGGACTCTGCAATCTTTGCCTGTGGAAGTCTTTACATCGCTGACGGAAACTATACAAAAGCAACGGCAGACACTGCCTTTGCAAATTTGACAGTTAAAGAAACCGAGTTAAGCTCTAAATTCACTAAACTCTCTGATCTTGCCGAAAAACCTTTTAAATTAGAGAGTAAGGTAACTAAGTTTAAGACGCTTAATTACACCTTAGAGGGTAAAAGAACTAACACTATAGAGATTAGCCTGGTTGGTCTTACACAAGCCAGAAAACAATGGCTTGAAGTAGAACTTGGCAAGAAAAACAGAACAATTATCCTTGAAAGCAAAACAGGAGATTCGGTAATGATATTCAATGATAAGCGTTGGGTTTGCGACTGGGTTTATGAAGCAGAATCCGCATTTAATGCCTCTATCAGTACAGAATTTGTAGGACCGACATCTACCGGCTTTATGGTTTACAATGAAATTCCTGAAGCTACACAGGGCTAAGCAATGAGTAGTGAAGTTTTTATGCTAATGTGTAAAAATCAGTTGATTAAGCACGAGGGACTTGTCCTGAACCCGTATAAATGCACAAGTGGTGCATTGACTATCGGAGTAGGCAGAAACCTTGATGCAAGAGGTATCAGTAAAGCTGAAGCAATGTTTATGCTGGATAATGACTTAAATGATTGTATCAGCCAACTGCAAACACACCTCGGCGACATATATCTCAGGCTGAACGATACCAGAAAGCTTGTCCTGGTGAATATGTGCTTTAATCTCGGCATCTTCGGACTTTTACAATTTCGTAAGACGATAGCTTATTTAAGAGTTAAGGAATATAATAATGCAGCCAAAGAAATGCTGGACTCTAAATGGGCTAAACAGGTCGGAAACAGAGCTAAAGAACTGGCTGAAATGATGAGAAAGGGATAAACAATGTCAAAAAAAACACTAATCTCAAACCTTGATGAAATAAAAGCTTTACGCTTTAAATGCAACAACTGTGGCACTGCCGTAGAATTGCCTGTAAGTGTAAATGTCAGGATTTCATCTTGCTGCATTAATTGCGGTAAAGAGTTTGCAAATAAGTATATAGAGGCACTTTACAATATCAAAAAAGCACTGATTTGTGTAGATGATATGCAAAAAATAGACAATCACGATATGCAAATCGAATTAGTAACAGAATATCAAAATTAATGTAGAGACGCGATTTATCGCGTCTGTAAAGGAGATAAAATGACAGAGATAGCAATCAGCGTAATAACACCGGTAATGCTGGCAATAATAACCATAATAGGTAAGGTATATTTGGCTAAAATCAGTAAAAATAATGAAAAAATCATCAATTACTTTGAGATAAACAAACAAAACAGTGAGTTTATTCAAAAAATGAACCAAATCAAGATTCATTATATAGCACAATACACCTCTAAAGGTTGGAAGAATGCAGCCTGTGAAAAAGCTGAAAAATTTATCTCTGTCATTTCTCATATATTAGATAATTATACAATTGATATACAACACTGGGAGTGTATCAAAAACGAACTTGATTCCGGGTCTGCCTATGTCAGAAACAGATTGATCGAGTACATAGGAGAAAGTGCTACAAACAAGTTTTATAAGCAACACTGTAACAATTACAGACAATACCTCAATACAGTAGAAGACATCCTGGCAGATACCGAGAATCATTATAAAGAACGCTTTATTAAGGCAAGTACAGAGTTTTTAAAACTATTTTTAAAGGAGATGAAGAAATGAAAATATATACTAATATCAAAACATTAAAACAGGTCAAAAGAATAGCCAATGATTTGGGTATCGGCTCAGAGGAATTAATGCAAAAACAAAACATTGGAAGCTTGTTAGATAAGCTTATCGATGAGGGGAAACTGGTTGAGTTTTTACAGGTAATTACCCGAGATAATCAGGCTGACTTTGAAGAAATGGAAGCCGAAGAAGTCGGAGGACTCATTGACTCTTTTTTTACCGGTATTGCCAAGTTCTTGCCAAACTCCCTAAGGGCAATGATAAAGCCACAAATATGAATTGTAGAGACAGGGCATGCCCTGTCTGTACAGATAATGTCTTTCTTGAATACATCTATATTTTAAGGTCAATTGGGCAATATGATGATGATTTGGAGCTTGATGAGGCAGTTTGGATTTGCAAAAGATACGAGTCAGAGTAGAGACGCGATTTATCGCGTCTCATCGGTGTTTTATCGGTGGCAATAAATGGAACACTGACGGCTCGTCAGGGCATAAAATCAAATTTTCATATAGTACAGACGCGTCTCATCGGTGTTTTATCGGTGGCAATAAATGGAACACTGACGGCTCGTCAGGGCATAAAATCAAATTTTCATATAGTACAGACGCGTCTCATCGGTGTTTTATCGGTGGCAAAAAAAAAGAGGAATTAAATGGCTAATAATTTAAGATATGAGTTAAAGCTTGATATATCAGCAGTAATAGACAACCTCAAAAAAACAGAAGACAGATTAAAGCAGGTTTTTGGAAAATTACAAGAACCTGTGTCTTTGGATATTGACAGTAGTGAAGCAGAAGAAGCCTTAGATAACATAAACTCCGTTGATGTAGCAATCTCAGCCGATGCAAGCGATGCCATAGCCTCAGCCAATGACACAGAAGCTCAAATCAACAAAATACCTGACTCTAAAGAAATCAACATCAAAGCCGACACAGAAAATGCAATGACAGGCCTTGCAAAGCTCGGACTTGGACTTAATGCTCTGACCTCTGTTTATGGGATGTTAAACTCCTCACTGAGTAGCTTTTTAAACCTTTCCAACACTCAGGAAAAGGCAGAAAATGACCTAATCTCTGCACTGCAAACAAAAGGACAGGCAACACAGGAAAACATAAAGTCATACAACGAATTTGCCTCTGCTATGCAAAAAGTAACCACTACCGGAGACGAGCAAACACTAAAACTACTTACAATGTCTGTAAATATGGGTATAGCTGAAGAAAAAAGAAAAGAAGCAACACAGGGTGCATTGGGACTTGCTAAAGCCTTTGAAAGTGCAGGACTAACACAGGAAACAGCACTCAAAGGCATAGCACTTGCCTATGAAGGTGAATACGCTCAATTATCAAGATACATCCCTGCTCTCAGAACTGCACAAACAGAAGCCGAAAAAATGGCAATCCTGCAGGAAGCTATGGCAAACGGCTTTAAAATGGCTCAGGATGAAACCAAAACAGGAGCAGGTGCTATCCAGCAATATCAAAACCTGGTCGGTGATCTGAAAGAAAAAATAGGAGATTTGATAAAATCGGCTATATTACCTGTAATCTCTGTACTTACAAGCTTTGCTTCCCTGCTTAATGATCATCCCGGTATATTTAAAACTGCAGTAGCAGCAATCGGTTCGTTGGTAGTGGCTTTGTCAGCTTGGAAAGTGGCACAAATAGCACTCAATCTCTCCCTGACAATGAACCCAATCGGGCTTGTAATAGTGGCAATCGGTGCTCTGGTGGCAGGTATAGCCGTCGCAATTAACCATGTCGGTGGATTTGCTCAAGCCTGGGAATTCGTCAAGGCATCATTACTCATCACCTGGGAATATATGAAAGCCTTTACAAATGCCCTGGCAGGTATGGTGGACATTATCAAAAATACATTCAGCAAGATAAAAGATATGCTGAAAGCACTCTTTACAGGTGACTTTCAAGGCTTTATAAACATAGTTACAAACGGATTTACAACAGCCTTTACTCAGTCAATGGATCGTTTTGCCGACGCCGGGAAGAAGGCTAAAGATATATGGGAAGAAGCAGGTAAAACCGCAGAAAAGGCAATGAATCCCACAACATGGAACCCTGATGGCTCGTCAGGGCATTGGAACTCTGACGGCTCGTCAGGGCATGTCATTCTGAGCGATAGCGAAGAATCCCCCCAACAAGACCCAATCATAGCAGCATATCAAAAAGAACTGGAACTGCTCAACCTCAAAAGACAAAACAATTATAAGGTAACCGAAGAACTAAAAACCGTCTATGCCGAATATATGCAATACCTCCTAAATCTCTATGGCAAAGACAGTATAGAATATCAACAGGTACTTAATCAAAAAATCAACTTTGAAAGAGACAGAGCCCTAAAACTTGCCAATATCGAAAGGGAAAGACTGGCAGAAGAAAGAGCTATGCAGCAGGCTGCTTGGGACTTTGAACAAGAAAAACTGCTTATGGAAGATCCTCATCAGGCAAGACTTAACCAACAAATAAGACACATAGAACAATTTTATGAAAAAAGATCTGAACTCCTCATCAAACAAGGATATACTGAAGAACAGATAACTGCACAAAAAAATAAAGCTATAGAAGCACTTGAGCTGGACTCAATGCTCAACCGCATGAAATCTCACGGTCAAGGACTCGGACAAATGGCTAATAATATGGCTCAGTTTGGCACTCTCGGTTTTAATGCCTCTAAAGCTTTGCAAAAAGCACAGGTTATTATGGAAACTCCTGCAGCTGCAATGTCTGCTTATCGTGCAGTAGTAGGAATACCAATCATAGGACCAACACTTGCACCTATTGCCTTTGCCGCTGCAATTGCCACAGGACTAAGACAATTAAGTGCCATAGATAAAGCAAAGCCTCCTAAAGCGAAAATGGGGGGACTCTCCGGACTGCTCAGGGGTAATTCACACGAAAACGGAGGAATACTCATAGAAGCAGAAGGCGACGAATATATAATCAATAAAAACAGAGTTAAAGAACTCGGTAAAGGCTTTTTTGATTTCCTTAATTTTTCCCCTCTGTCTGCAGTAAAATCAGCAGTACAGACGCGATTAATCGCGTCTCTACCCTCCGTGCCTGCACCTTCGGCAGTAATGGCAAACGGTGGTGCTATCGTACACCGACAATCCTTGGCGGATAATAATGATAATCCCCTGATTTTGAAATTAAATGAGACTGTGGAGCAGTTAAAAGAACTAAAACAAGCACTTTTAGACAAAGAAATGACAGTTCATAACCACATTTCAGCTAACGAAATCATCAAAAAAGCTGACCCGGCTACCCTTAACGAACAAAACGAAAAAGGTGAATTAATCAGGAGCAGGTGGTAAAATATGACAAATTACAGGATAGATTTTATTAATAACGGACATCAACTTCAAC